CCTTCAAAGATTAGGTGTTCCTGTGACAGAGAGGAGTCTATTAGGTGCATATAATATGGGGCCGACAGGATTCAAGAAATTCATAAAAGACGATCCAGAGAAAGGATTTGCTTTATTTAGGAACTGGAATAAGAACTAATGACCGAAGAAGAACTAGAAAGATTCCTAATGCAGTCTTTCAATACCCAAATGAAGGGAATTGGTGCTGCTGGTGCGCGTAGCTCTTGGAATGTACCTCTTCCTAATGTCAGAGACGATAAGATTACCACTCAACATGAGCCTGCATCCGAACAAGGTCAAGAAATTCTTGATTCTTTAGCAACACTTACACCCGAACAAATTATACAAAAAGCATTAGAGGCGGGAGCCCTTGGGTCTGTGCCTTATCTGGCTATGTTAAATACACTTCTTAAAATAAAAGAAGAGACTGATCCTCGTGTTGCAGAACAATTCCCAAAATCTATATTGGGTGAAAATGATCCTGATCCCAGAGGAACAGGTGCGCCCGGAAAAACGGATCCTACAACCGATCAAGAACTCTTCAATGAGATAATGAAGGAGTTTCTTGAAAGAGATCGATCTCCAGCACCTGAAATCCCTGAGTATGTCCCACTAGAAAAAGAAGAGTTTGAACGCGGTCCTCCTTCTTGGCTTACAAGAGGTGACTACATAACAGCTGAAGATGATTGGAGTGATGCAAAGCCTGTATTTGATTATCCCATGGAACTTCGTCCCGGCAACGCATCCTCGAATTCATGGTTTCCAACCGGCTCATCGGCGAGTGATCCTAGAGTTATTAGATATCATGAACTTATGCCGCCATATAGAAGCGCAGTAGAAGCATTTAACAAAGAAGAGCTCGCATGGCGTAAATCACGCCCGGACGCTAATTTATATGATATGGCAACATATCTTGGCAAACAGGTTCGTGACAGTTGGGATGATGAAAATATAGAAGGACATATTAGAGCTGAGAAAAGGAAAGCTCAAGAGTTAAGAAATAAAGGTTACTCACCAGGCCCTGATTTTGGATGGGAAGGTGATCCATCTGCCGCTAATAAAGAATTCGAAGAATTCAGAAAACAACAAGAATTTGCAGAGAGAAATCATAGAGAAGAATATGATTCAATGGTAGCAGAGATAAAGGAAACAGAAAGACTTAGGCAAGAAGAGGATGCTGCTGAACGACAGCGCTATACTGATAAGTATAATGAAAACCCATACTTTTATGACAACTTATTATCAGGTGGAGGCTCAAGTGAATGGGCTCCATTGTCTCCTTTCCCATCAGATGAAACTTATTCTACGGAAATGGACAGGCATCCGGGTCAAGAAGGCTGGAAAGGATTAGACGACTTCTGGAACGCTTTAGGCGCTGCTGGACCAGCGTTGGATATGGCACCATTTCCCGGAGATTATTCTCACAGGCTTGATCCTAGTGTCGGGCAACCTATCACACCTGTCAACCCTGCCAGCCCTCCCATCTCTCAAGAAGAAATTATACTCAACCAATCCAAGCCCGGTGCATACATATACCCTGGAATATTAAATTGACTGAGAAACAAGACAGATTCATAGAAACATACGTCTTAACAGGCAACGCAACTAAGGCTGCGGTGGCTGCTGGCTATTCTGAAAAGACTGCTAAAGTAAAAGGTTCTCAACTAAAGGCTCAGTTCCAAAATGAAATACACAAAGAGACTCAAAGAATCATTGCTGACAAAGTACCGTCAAGCATTAAATGGCTTACGGAACTTGCGGAAGGAGCGGAGTCTGAGTCTGTTAGACTTGGAGCCATCAAAGATATACTTGACCGGGCTGGATTAAAACCTGTGGATAAGATAGAGACTACGAATATAGACCAGATGAGCGCAGAGGATATAGAGAAGGAGTTAGCTGCTCTTGGATACAAGCACTAGAGCCTTAGAGTTGGTACGTTCTCTGAGAGAGCGTGAGAGGTTCAACAAGATCGATCAGTACGATCCCTACCCTTACCAGCGCAAGTTCCATAAAACCGGCTCAGAGGCAAACCAGAGGCTCCTGATGGCTGCTAACCGGATAGGCAAGTCCTTTTCCGGTGCATCCGAGATGAGCTACCACCTTACAGGACTATATCCTGACTGGTGGGAAGGAAGAAGGTTCACACAGCCTATCACAGCATGGGCTGGCGGTGTCTCAAATGAGACAACCAGAGACATTGTTCAGTATGAATTACTGGGTTCCCCAGATGATCCTGCGGCATTTGGATCGGGCACTATTCCTAGAAACAAAATAATAAAGACGGAACGTAAACCGGGAGTACCAAACGCCAAAAGTGTTGCACTTATCCAACACGTTACGGGCGGGAACTCATCTTTATTCTTTAAAGCCTACGAGATGGGCGTAGATAAGTGGCAAGGACGCAGTGTAGATTGCATATGGCTGGATGAAGAACCCAGTAGAGAACTGTATAGTCAGGCTGTGACACGAACATTAGACCGTAAAGGTATGGTTTATATGACGTTTACACCTGAATCTGGTATGACTGAGACTGTTGCCAGCTTTATGAACAACCTACAGTCAGGACAATCTCTTACAAATGCTACCTGGGATGACGCATCTGAGTCTATTAACTCCATGAATGGAGAAAAAGGACACCTGAATGAGGATGTAATGACCCAGATTCTCTCCAGTTACTCCCCACATGAGAGAGAAATGAGGCGATATGGCAGGCCCAGCATTGGTTCTGGCCTTGTTTTCCCAATACAGGAAGACAAAATAATGATTGATCCCATAATAATTGAGGATCACTGGGCAAAAATAGCAGGAATCGACTTCGGATGGGACCATCCTACGGCTGTAGTGTGGGCAGCGTGGGATAAAGACAACGATGAGATATATATCTACGATTGTTATAGGCAATCTAAAGCATCTCCATCCTCTCATGCAGAAGTTATAAGGAGAAGGACAGATTTTGTACCAATAGCCTACCCACATGACGGCAATAGGCGTGACAGTATGGGTAATCCAGGCTTGGCTGACCAATATAGGAACTTAGGCTGTAATATGTTGCTTGAACACTTCTCCAATCCACCCGCATTAGGGCAGAATAAGGGAGGAAACTCTGTAGAAGAAGGCTTAATGGATATGATACAGTATATGGAGCAAGGAAGGTTCCATGTATTCAGCACTCTTGGAGACTGGTTTGAAGAGTTCAGGATGTATCATCGAAAAGACTCTAAGGTTGTAGCCTTTAAAGACGATCTAATGAGCGCAACAAGGTATGCAGTATTATCAAGAAGATTCGCTGTATCTGGTGGCGACACATCATGGACTAACGAGATAGAATACAAACACTATGGCATCATCTAAAATAACAGACGAAGAGTTACTAACCAGGGTTCAGTCAGAGATATCTGACTCTCTGGGGTATAGTGATACAATCTCCAAGCAGAGAGAAACTGCTATGGACTATTACTATGGACTTCCATTCGGTAATGAGGTTGAAGGTAGAAGTCAGTATGTTGACTCCTCTGTTATGGATACTATTGAGTGGATCAAGCCATCCCTTATGCGTGTATTCGCATCCGGTGATGAGATGGTTACATTTGAACCGCATGGCCCAGAAGACGTAGAGACTGCTGCACAGGCAACAGACTACGTTAACCACATCTTTACCAAAGATAACAACGGTTGGGAGATTCTGTACACATGGTTTACTGACGCTCTTCTTCAAAAGAATGGTATCGTTAAAGTCTGGTGGGATGAGTACGAAGACTGGAACCGTGAAGAATATAACAATCTAGACGAGCAAGAGTTTGATCTTCTTGTCATGTCTCCTGACGTTGAGATCGTAGAACATACTCCTTACATGGATGATTACGGCGCAAAGCATGATGTTGTTATTAAACGTAAGTCCTATACAGGTAGAGTAAAGATAGAGAATATTACTCCTGATGAATTCCTTATCAGTAGAGAAGCTAAAACAATACAGGAGGCTAGGTTTACCTGCCATCGTGTAATGAAGACTCTATCAGAGTTACGTCTTATGTATCCTGATGAAAGCCTGGAAGCGGAGGACTTGGGCGGCGGTGATGACATGGACGCCTTCTCTGCGGAGCGTCTTAGCCGTTATCAGTTTGATAAGTCTGCCGATTACTTTGGTGGCTGGGGAAGTATGGAAGAAGAGGATGCTCTAAGAACCTACTGGTTGCATGAGTCTTTCCTGAGAACTGACTATGATGGAGATGGTATTGCAGAACTAAGAAAGGTCTGCTCCGTAGGTAATAAAGTCTTAGCTAACGAACCTATTGATCGCATTCCTTTTGTAAGTATTACTCCAGTAAAGATACCGCATAAGTTCTTTGGTCTGTCAATAGCCGACCTTATACTCGATCTTCAACTCATAAAAAGTACGTTGATGCGAAATTTAATGGACAATATGTACAACCAGAACTTTGGTAGGTACGCAGTCCTTGAAGGTCAAGCGAATCTGGATGATCTCCTATCACAACGCCCAGGCGGTGTAGTAAGAGTCAAGTCTCCCAACGCTGTCATGCCTTTGGCTACTCCTCAGTTAGAAGCCTCTTCATTCCAGATGCTAGGCTACCTAGACGAGCAGAGAGAGTCCAGAAGCGGTGTAAACAAGTACAGCCAAGGTCTTAACGATAACGCCCTGACGAGCCATACAACGGCCACAGCGGTCAATGCTACCATGACAGCAGCACAGTCAAGAGTAGAGTTAATAGCAAGATCATTTGCTGAGACTGGTGTACGAGACTTGATGAGAACCATCTACGAACTGGTCCTGAAGAATCAGGATAAAGAACGTATAGTCAAACTACGCAATAAGTGGGTTCCTGTACGCCCTGATATGTGGCGCGACCAAATGGACTGTACGGTTGCCGTAGGTATCGGTAATGGTAATCGTGACCAACAGTTGATGCACCTTACAACCATGCTACGCTTTGCCGGTGATGCAATGCGTGGCGGCTTGAAAATTGTCAACGAAAAGAATATGTACAACATGGGTGCTGCTCTCGTAAAGAACATGGGATTCCAGAATGTCGATGACTTCTTGACCAACCCAGAGATGGCAGAGTCACAGCCTGATCCTGCCGAGCAGGAGAGGCAAATGGAATTACAGTTAAAGCAGAAAGAGTTGGAAATTAAAGCAGGCGACCTTCAGTTGAAACAACAGAGACTACAACAGGATGCCGCAGAAGCAGCCGTAGAAGCACAGTTAAAAGGTGCTGAATTACAACTAGAAGCCGAACAGAAGCGACCAATAGCTATAGGATGAACATTGCCATCTGCGGTATGGCCCAGCATGATAAATCTGAAGTAGACAATTTTAATGGTGAGATTTGGGGATTACCTTGGGACGAAGGAAGATGGCCTTTCTTTGATAGGTACTTTGAGATACATCCTCTTGATCTCCTGAGAAAACCAGAAGCACAGCGAAGAGATGGATATGAAGACAGACTTAAATCACTTCCCATCCTGTATATGCAAGAAGCCTATGAAGACATACCTAATGCTATCAGGTATCCAATTGAGAAAGTTGTAGATAACCTTGGGCTTGATTACTTTAACTCATCTATATCGTACTTAATGGGAATGGCTCTCCTAGAAGGAGCAGATAAGATAGGTATATGGGGAGTAGATATGGCTGATTTAGAGCCTGTTCCTGGCGACCCATCCTATATATCTGAGTTTGCTTACCAAAGGCCGAACATGGAGTACCTTATAGGACTTGCCAGAGGCAGAGGAGTAGATGTTTATATTCCAGAAAGATCGCCATTGGCTAAGTTTCACGGAGAAGGTATACCTTTAGGATTGATGTACCCATCATATCCTCAACGCTACGGATATTTATAATGAGCAATGAACTAAGAGAGGAACACGCCAAGCGCCTCCTCACCGATCCTTTGTTTGTAGAAGCATTTGAAGTATTAGAAAAGAATTTATTAAACTCTTGGAGTTCTTCAGGAGTTAATGAAATAGATGCCAGAGAACAAATCTGGCTGTCATTAAGACTCCTTGAACGGATACGCCTACATCTAACCTCCATTGTGGAAACAGGAGATATGGCGAAGAAGTTTAAGGAATACCACGTTTAGGAGATTATTATGGTGGATACGCAAGCAGCCCCACATTTAACAGGTGAACTACCAAAAACACCCGGTAGTATATCCGAAGCCCAAGATGCACTGCTCGGACTCATGGACTCAATTGAGAAACCGGAAGAGGAAGAGAAAGCATCGCCGTCTGAAGAAGTAACTGAAGACGCTTTAGAGGAAGAATCTGATGAAGTTGAAGAAGAGGTTGAAGAAACCGAAGACGAAACTTTGGAGGATGATGAATCTGAGGAATCCGATGAAGAAGAAGTTGAAGACGACTCGGAAGAGACTACTCTCTATACTGTAACAGTAGACGGAGAGGAACATGAAGTCACGGAAGAAGAACTCGTCAAAGGCTACTCCCGACAAGCGGATTATACAAGGAAAACTCAACAACTTGCAGAATATCGAAAGCAAATAGACCAAGCAGTAGAACAGTACAAAGGTGAAATTGCCCAGACTCAGCAAGCCAGAGAACAGTACGTTAGCGCAGTCGCACAAGCAATTGAAACTAACTATTCACATCTACAGCAATTCCAGAACATTGATTGGGAAAGGCTTAAAACTGAGGATAGAGAAGAATACCTGACTAAGCGAGATGATTATCGTCAAGCCCAAGAGCAGATTCAATCTCTACAGACAGCACAAGGAGAAGCCCAGCATCAAGCAGAAGCCGAAGCTCTAAAAGAGCATCAGCGAATGGTACAGGAAGAGCATCAAAAGATGGTTAGTATTATCCCTCAGTGGGGAGAAGCGGAGACACGGCAGGCAATAGCCAAGACCGTATCCGAATTCGCTCTCACTAAAGGATACACTCAGGAAGAGTTAAATCAACTTGTCGATCACAGGTCAATACTTGTTTTAATGCAGGCTAAAGCATATGAAGATATGCAGAAAAAGCAAACAACTGTCAGGTCTAAGAAGGTAAAGAATAAGCCTAAAGTTGTTCGCAGTAAGGCTAAAGCAGATAAACAAGATAATGATAGCGTTAAACGTAAAAAACAAATGAAACGTCTACAGCAGACAGGAAGGGCAGAAGATGCCGCAAGTCTGTTTGAAGATTTCGTACAACTATAATAATAAAGGAGGCCAATTATGGCTATCGCAACAAATACTAGGACAACCTATAGTGCCATCGGCATCCGGGAAGACCTAAGTAATATCATCTATAATATAAGCCCAATGGAAACACCATTTCTTTCTGGTGCAGGCAAAGGGTCGATTGACAATACGTTATTTGAGTGGCAAACGGATTCATTAGCCGCAGCCGCTGCTAACCAGCAGATAGAAGGAAATGACTCTATGGCCGCGCTGGCAGTTTCAGAGCCAACTCGTCTGACCAATTATGCTCAGATTTCGTACAAAACAGTTCAGAGTTCAGGAACGGCTGAAGCGGTAGATTTTGCTGGTAGGAAATCTACTCAGGCTTACCAACTCGCTAAACGCGCAAAAGAAA